ATCCTGTTTTAGGACTATTAAGTTCATCTGCCGCCCAAGTAGGTACGTCTAATGTCATTGACCAATCAGATGTAAGTTCTAACCAGTTTAATATATTACTTCTTACTGCATTTGCTTTATTACCCTCAAAATCTTTCCAATCAAATTTAATAACACCTTTGCCTAATTGATATCCACCTGAGTCACCAACTATTGTGCTAAATTTTCTATCTCTGTTTACACACATAGAATCTCTGTCTGCAACTTTATCCATATCTAAACAGGCGTGTCCTGCCGAATATAATGCAGTTGGATATGTGAAGTAACCTTCGTCTGGATTAATAAAGTTTAAACCTTCAACTCCTCTGTCTAAACCTTTTGGAATTCTTTCTTTTGGAATATGAGTACCTTTAGTAACTCTTTGTTTTGATATAAATGTATTAAAGAAATTAGAAATAGCAGGCAAGAACACTGCAAAGTCTCTACTTAATTCTCCTAAATGTTCTTGCCCTTTAATTTCTGTCATTACTGCGCCTGAGCCGGGATAATATATTGATACTTGCCTAATCCTGAATCAACTGAAACCATCATTGCACCTTCGTTAGAAAAATGCAACATTACTTTAGCCGAATCAGATAGTTTTAGTATTTGCAATACCTGTGCAACAGGCCAACTCCATCCTTTGTTTAGAGTTCCTTTCACATCATTTGCAAATACAAATTCACCACCGTGTGATGCTTGATCACCAAAAGTAAATATCAGGCCACCATTCTCTGTTCTAACAACAAAAGAATTGTGTTCTGTGTTTGCTACTGATTGAAAATTAAATCTTTGTACACTTGCCACTGTTGGTTCAATTTCAACGTCCCACTTAACTCCCTTAAACTTAACTGTTTTAAGTTTTTCGTTGATAATTTCAGCATTCATAAATCTGTAATCGTTCTTAAAGTCACTCTTTTCGTTTTCAAAGTGTATACCTGTTGGAACTTCAGCACCATTTCTAGTACCTTTTAATACAGTTATTTTTGCTTTTTCTTTATACTCTGGACATTTTAAGTGAATATCTAGTTTGCCTAATTGTGGCATACCAAACGTTCCGCCCATTTCTGCTTGTGGTTTGTGAAAAGATCCTTGCAAGATAACTGATCTGTCTTCTGCCATGGAATCAATTGTGGTTTCATTACTGGTACCAGTAATTTTAACAAGATCTAAAAACCCCAATCCATGCGTGTGTTTAACAATGTCTCTTAAGATATCTATCATACGTTTATTTTACTGTATATTTAGATTTTAATCAAGTGTTATTTCATCTATTCTATACAGCACAGGATTTTGTTTACCAGGCTTACGAAATATGGCATAATTGGCTCCTGGACGAAATTGATTCATCTCTATTATTTCATATCCTTCCTCTTTAATCATTTTTTCCATTGCAGTTTTAGTATTATAGTTCCAATAACCACGTTTTGCGTGTTCTAAATCAACATCATAATGACAATCTGCATATTGTATAAACACATAACCACCTGGTATTAGCACTCTTTTCATGTCGTGTAGGTAATGTTGTATATGATTTTGTGTAAAGAATACAAAAGTGTCCCAACTAAACACAAAGTTGCATGAACCTTGTGGTATATTATGGCATTCATGTTTTTTAGTTAGAAAAAATGTACAATATTTTCTGTGTCTAGGGTGTCTAAATCTTCTAAATATTTTTTCTTCAAGTTCGGGTAGTATATCTATAAAATAATTTCTACCCCATGCTCTAAACTCCTTAGAAAATGTGCCATACCCTGGACCTATTTCTAAACTATTATAAACATTAGATCTAGCAAATTGAAATATCTTTGTTTGTACCATTTTAAATAGCCAATTATCTACAACAGGCTTTTCTTGTTTCTTTTCTAAATCCACTTTAAACCATTCAACAGTTTTATCTAATCTATTAATTTCTTGTTCGTTATTTGCATCTACGGCTAGTTCAAGATCTTTTAAAATTTTAAGATTGCTATCAATTAGTTTTTGTAAATCTTCTTTTTTAACCTTTTTTAATTTTTCAATTAATAGTTTTATTTCTTCAATGCTTAACATAACAGTATTTAAAATTCAAACAGTTTATTAAATGTATTGCTGGTCTCAGTTGATTGTATATCCCAATCTAGCACACCGATTAGGTTGTCTATTTTTTGATCCAATATAGTTTGTTCCATAGCATCTGAATCAAATGGAAGATCTTTAAACCAATCTGGAATACGCAATTCATCTGTAGGATATGCAATACTTGTATAGTTTAATGGATTGTTTTTAAGTTTACACACAATTACTTTTGCACCATCTGTAATTGGTAGTGAATACTTGTCACCATACATAGTTTTACAGTTATTCCAATTTATACTTGCTCTAACGTGTCCAGGCATATTTGCTTTACCTTGTTTCTTTTCTTTCTCCCAATATTCAGTAACATTGTTTGCTCTTTTTGGAGATCCTTTTTCCCAACCGGGCCTAGATTTAAATTCTGCTCTAAAATCAGTAATTGCTTTTAGTACTTCTTCTTCTGTTTTACCTGTAAGCACCATATACAATATATCACTCAAAAAGTCTTGTACAAACACTGGAGTATCAGATCTTTTTAAATCTAATCCCATTGCCTTCATTTTACCTTCCTTGCCTGCAATATCTGTACGAGTTCCTTCAATATCATAATATAATACTGCATATCTTTTTTTAGTAATAAACAAACCTTTTGATGCAACAAGTTCTCTACCTGCTCTTATTACTTCACCTCTTGTGCTAGGACAATGGAATGCTTTAGTCATAAATGATTTGAATGATCCATTTACTTCTTCTGCGATCTTATCATATAATGCAATAACACTTTCTTTATTCCACGGAATTTGTCCACTTTCTATTTCTTTTAAAAGTGTTTTGTGTGCTGTAAAATAAACGGAATCTGTATCTCCATAAACAACTGATTCTCCTCGATGATCATATTTGCCTGCGATAACTTCATTTATTTTGGCTCCCATATGTTTTGTAATACATCTACCAGTTAATGTAACTGATTGTCCTATACGTATATCAAAAAATCTACAACCAGGATTTAATATTGCACCATATAAACTGTTTAAATTAATTTTTTTAACAAGTTGTCTTTTATCCCAATATTCTTTTTCAATTTCATTATCACCAGCATCATGCATTTTACGTTGCATTTCTTTTCTTTCTGCATACCAACGTTTTAATAAGCCTGGAATAATTGCTTCAAACTCGTATGTGAATATAGTACCATTTGCACTTAACATCCATTTATTTTTACCATCAAATATCACATCATAAAGTTGTGCCGCTGACATTCTAACACTTGTTCCGTCTGCCCAGTCGACAACAACTTCTGTTGCTTTGTCTTCTTTCATAACTGCTTGATATTCCCAACTACCAAATTGATTATCCCAAGCCGCCGCAAATGATTTTTTTTGCGACCTTGCTCTGTTTACTTCTGCAGATGTTATAATTGGTCTTATTTGTCCTACAATAGTTTCTGGTCCCATATTCAATGCTCTAATAACAGATGGATATAGTGAATTAATATCAACAGATCCTATCCAGTCATGTATACCTTTTTGCGGAGTTGCCACATAAGCACCTGCCGCCGTAACTGGTTCAGCATCTTTATCTCTGTATTTTCTTCCATGCACAATCATACCACGTCTATGTGCTTCGTTAACGATTGCTTGTTCTGTTACTGCAACTGCACCCATTGTTGTTTGTAGCAATACAGTGTTTTGGTGTGCAATCTCATTGGCAAGTTCTATAAATTTTAATTTTTTTTCTAGTTTAGCAAGTAGATTTGTGTCTTGTCTGTTGTATTCTATAAACAGTGCAAAGTCTTGTTTGTATAGTGCATCAAGTGAACCTTCATATACAGTTTTCTTTTCTCCTAATTCGTGTTCACCAATTGCGTCTAATCTAAAACTATGACGTTCTTCGTATGTATACTTTCTATATAATTCTAATAAATCTAAATGTACTCGTCCAATTAAATCATAACTTAAATGTTCTCTACCATATTTTTCAAATACTCTTTTTTTAGGTTTTTGTCCCCAAAAACATAAACGTCTTGTATCATCACTGCTTAAAACTTTTTGTATTCGTCCTACTGTATATGGAATATCATATCCTTCTGAGTTCCACCCTGAAATAATATCTGCATCTTCAACTAATTGTAAAAATGCATCAAGCATATCTTTTTCTTTTTCAAATAACAATGTGTTTGGAAAACGTTCTGTTAAAACTTTTGCATCTTGCATACTTAAAGTTTTTGGAGGAACTGCAAATGTAATTAATTGATCCGTCCAACCCATATAACAACTTATGGCAGTTATGGGCATGAACGGATCATCTGTTGTGGCATAACCCTTTTCAGGATCAAAATCCACTTCAATATCAAAGAACAGAACGTTTAACTTGGGAGTTTCTTTACCTAAGTAATTTTCCTCAAGGCATCTAAACACTGGATTGATATCTTGTTCATAAAGAGTTTTGTTGGACCTTATCCTCTGCTCTTTTATGAATTCTTTTGATGTTGCACAGGTTACTTTTTGTAGTGTTTCACCTGTTATAGATCTATGTTTACCTCGTACATCTGGATAATAGAATACATACCTTGCATCATATTCTACAAACACACGACCTTTTTTTGGATCTCTTTCTACAACATAAATTTTGTCTTCGTCTTTTTTATATAAGGCGTCTATATAACTCATTAAAATACTCTAAAATTTCCTATTATGTTCATTATAGTAAACCATGATGCCAAAACGCAAGTCCAAATTATCCTTCTACGCCATGATGCATATGCAAGTGTGCTTGAACCTAAAAGATACAATGGAAAAATCCAACGCATATCTGGTCCCGGTGAGGTAAAAGTTAATAGATAAGATCCTACTATTGTTACTGTTACTGAAAATACTTCAAGATAAAAAGCAAGTTTATCTGTTTTATAACTTGTTACCCAAAATTCTTTGAGTAATAGATACATTAAAGTTTACCAGCGGAGTTTAGTATACTTTCTAATGTGTCCATATCATCGGCAATGTTTTGATAGTTGCCTCTGTGTGCCACTGATATTGCTTTGTTGATTAGTGCAGGTTTTAATTCTAATT